AGCTCGGTGGTCAGCAACGTGACCATCTTTGGTTTGATCGATTTTGTTGATCGTTACGGCGACGAAAATATAATTTATTCGATGTGCAACGACCCAGATTTTTTAAAATTGGGGGTGCTAGATCCCGACAGTAAAGATCGACTGATAGCTCAATTTGAATCCAGCACTATTACAATACGAGAATCCATCATACAAAATTTACAAATATTGCCCACTGAACAACAACGTCAACAGTTTTCGACCTTTGTCAAAGAGTTTGCTCGCAGACGTGAATTGAGTCTTGGCATTTTTCCAAACAGCATGTTACAATGGCTAGAATAAAAGGAAATCATGTGGTATAGCAAAATAACCAGCGACATTGGCAATATTCCTGATTTTGTCAGCTATTACGAACAACAACTGTTGGAAGCCAAATTGGAATGTCGAGTAGGCGGTCTGATTGAAAAAAACATAACCACCTTACCTGGCATCACCGAGCATAGATTCAATCAGCTACAAGAAATCGAAGCTGTACTCAACTTTCTCAACATACAGCTGAGGAAAATCCGTCGCAAGCATTTCCAGAAATATCTAGAAGGCTATGCCAGGGCCTTGACCAGTCGAGATGCTGAAAAATACGTGGACGGAGAAGATGAAGTTATTGATTTTGAAACCTTGATCAACGAAGTGGCATTGTTGCGTAACAAATTTTTAGGCATAATTAAAGCATTTGAAAGCAAGAATTTCATGCTGGGGCATGTGGTTCGATTGCGAGCAGCCGGCATGGAGGACATACAGGTATGACATTTACCAACACACAACAGAGCCATGCTCACAGTCGTTATGTGATTGACCAGCTGTACGAGTACGATGATTTCATGAGCAGCATCGGCACCTTGATCGATATGGGCTGTGGTCGTGGCCTAGATCTCGATTGGTGGGCCACTGCTACCACCCGAGACGAGAATCCCGAACCGTTGAATATCCAATGCGTGGGTGTGGACCTAGACGATGACCCAGGTATTGGCAACAGATACGCCAACTTGGCTTATCAAAAAACTGATTTTGAACAACAGGGCATTGACTTGATCGGTCAGTCTCGTACCTATGATGTGGTCTGGTGTCATGACGCATTCCAGTATGCAATTGATCCGTTGCGCACCTTGTCACAGTGGTGGAACATCACCAGCGACGGTGGCATGCTGTATATAGGAATACCACAAACCACCAACATGCGTCGAGGGCAACAGGATTTCACACAGGTCTCGGGCTGTTATCACCACTATACCATGGTCAGTCTCATACATCAGTTGGCTGTATGCGGATGGGATTGTCGTGCTGGATTTTTCTCCAAACAGATAAATGATCCCTGGATACATGCTGTGGTATATAAAAGCGAAATTGGGCCGCAAGATCCGAGAACTACCACTTGGTATCAATTGGCCGAACAGGGGTTGATACCCGAAAGTGCTGCTCGTAGCGTGCAAGCACACGGGTATTTGAGACAGCAGGATCTGGTAGTGGCCTGGTTGGACAAAGGTTTACAATACATGGGACATCAATAACATGAAAACAGAAAGAATCTGGGGATACTATCGAGTGATCGACGAGACCCCCAACATGAAAGTCAAAGAATTGGTCGTAGAGCCAGGAAAAAGTCTCAGCATGCAACGGCATTTCAAACGCAACGAATTCTGGGTCATACAGTCTGGAGCCTGTGTGGTCAACCTGGAATCAGAATCGGTACCGTTGATACAGCACGAAATCATGGCCATTCCGGTTGAGGCCTGGCATCAGCTGACCAACCCATACAACGAGCCCTGTCATGTGATGGAGATACAGTACGGCGACGCCTGCGACGAAGCAGACATAGAAAGACAAGCTCTAAAATAGACCCTGCTAGATGCAGGGTTTTTCATGGTTGACCAAAATGTCAAGATCGGTTATAATGTATGTATAGTAACAAATTAGGAGCAATATGGCTTATACTGTTTTTGCACACGATACCAGTTTTGGTCCAAGAAAAGGCCTAGAAGGCCCGTTCCATTACCCCAATGGTCAGGTGTTGTATTATGACAACAAGGCCGGTGAATATTGGGATCCACGCACAGATTTCTATGTGGAACGCGATCGTGTTGCTGAATTACAACAGTCGATACTGGACAGAATCCGCGGTTGACCCAAAATGAGCCATTTGCTATAATATTAGTACAGTGACAAAACAAGGAGCGCAACACATGACCAAAGTAAAAATTATAAACGGAATATACCGTAATCAACCTGTAAGAGATGTAGCATTTACCCTGGTAAAAGGCCTGCAAATGGGCGCCAGAGGCAGTTTTGTCACTGTGGACAGCGAGGGTTATTTTGGACCCGAGTTTGACGTGGTGCGTATCAAAGTGGATGGCATCGAAGATGTGGAATTTGTGGGCGGTGATGCAGTTACAGCTCAACCGTCTGTGAAGGCAGTTGCCGTACAAGAAACTGACGAAGCAGTCATGAGCCGTATCGGCGAACGATTTGATATCTTGGACCAAATGACCAAGGCTGCTATCGCCGGCGATGTGCGAGCCATGATTGTGGTTGGCCCTCCTGGTGTGGGCAAGAGTTATGGTGTGGAAAAACAGCTGGAACAGTCGGGCCTGTTTGACAAGTTGGCTGGACGCAGGATCAAGTACGAAATCATCAAGGGTGCCATGACACCGATTGGTTTGTACTGTACCTTGTACAAGAATTCTGATCCATGCAACGTGTTGGTGTTTGACGACTGCGACTCAGTATTCCAAGATGACTTGAGCCTGAACATTCTCAAAGCAGCTCTGGATTCAGGCAAGAAACGCAGGATCTACTGGAATTCGGACAGTTCCATGTTAACCCGTGAAGGTGTTCCCAACAATTTTGACTTCAAAGGTGCCTGTATCTTTATCACCAACCTGCAGTTCCAGAATTTGAAAAGCAAGAAACTGCAAGATCACCTGGAAGCCCTGCAAAGTCGTTGTCACTTCTTGGACTTGACCCTGAACACACAACGCGACAAGTTCTTGCGTATCAAACAGATCTTCCGCAAAGGTGACCTGTTCCAGGACTACGATTTTAGCCCAGAACAGGGCGAAGAGATCCTGGACTACATGGATGCCAACAAGGATCGTTTGCGAGAGCTCAGTTTACGCATGGCACTCAAGATTGCAGATTTGACCAAGATCTCGGCAACCAACTGGAAAGCACTAGCAGTCAGCACATGTATGAAAAATAGTTGATGCTGGCCAAACCGATTAAGTAAAGATAGCTCCTGAGTAGTAATACTACTCACTTTATACAGGCCTTTCGGGGCCTGTTTTTTTGATTTTGTCACTATAAGTGTGTTATACTAAATCTATGCGAACAGCCAAAATAATAGTGCGTGACGAAGTCAATATCAAAATTGAAGGACTTGAGTTAGACGCAAGACGGGCCTTGGTCCGAGCTTTTGAATATGATGTGCCTGGTGCCAGATACTTGCCAGCAGTTAGACTGGGCCGTTGGAACGGCAAGACCAGCTACTTCCAGTTAGGAGGTAGTAGCTATGTGAATCTTTTACCCGAGATCGTGCCCATACTCGAGCAGTTCAATTACGATATCGAGCTGGATGACCAACGCGAATACTCAACCACTTTTGAATTTGCGCAAGTACACGAAAACAGTTTTGCACACATAGCTTGGCCCAAGGGACATCCTTCAGAAGGTGAACCCATGCAGTTACGGGATTATCAGGTCAGCATAATCAACGATTTTTTGATCAATCCACAATGCATACAGGAGATAGCTACCGGTGCCGGCAAGACCGTGATAACTGCTGCACTATCAAACGCAGTGGCACCACTAGGGCGTACCATAGTTATTGTGCCCAACAAGAGCTTGGTCACACAGACCGAACGAGACTACATCAACATGCAACAGGATGTGGGTGTGTACTTTGGCGACAGAAAAGAATGGGGTCGGCAACACACTATCTGTACCTGGCAAAGCCTCAATGTGTTGTTAAAGAATACCAAGTCAGGTGTGGGTGATTGCACCATTGGCGAGTTCCTGGAAGATGTGGTGTGTGTGATTGTAGACGAATGTTTTGCTGGAGATAGTAAAGTGCTGACTCCGGATGGATATAGGCAGATCAAAGATATTAAATCGGGCGATAAAGTTATTAACTATTCTGAGACTACCAAAGAGTTTAAAGTAGATACTGTAGTTAAACAGCATAAGAACCTGACAAATTCTGCTAGCGAAACTATGTTTGAATTAGAATTTGATAATGGCAACCAAATACAAGTCACAGGTAATCATAAGTTTCTTACTGATCGAGGCTGGGTCCGGGCAGATGCACTGACAGAAGAGCACGAAATTATTAATAAAACATAAATACATATAACTAAAGCAGAGGTATTTATGAAGAAAACAGCAGATCAGATGATGAAAATTATTAATAACAGATTAACAGAATATAGCCAACACACCAGAGTAGTTGAGTGGTCGGGTAAGAATATTATGTTATCAACCGGTAAAATATTAACAAATTCCGACAGGGCAAGATTTATAAAACGAATCATGAATACAAAAACTGATCTATGGTGTCGTTGCATGGACAGATTGATAAGCGGTGAGATAACAGAACCTGAAATTAAATCCAAGTTATCTGCAATCGGTGGTACCGCAGTCCAGAAAAAACACGGTAATACTATCAAAAAAAATCTTAATACCGGCATTCCCTGGAATGCCGGAACTAGAGGACAGAACATAGGTACCCGCGGAGCCCGAACACAAATAGTTAAAGATAAAATTAGTGTAAAAAATTCTGGGAGCAACAATGGAATGTACGGGGTTAGGTTGTCAGACTTGGACAAAAAAACAAAGTCTGAAATAATGAAACAAAAAATATTGTCGGGTGAATTTACCCCAAACAGTAATAACAGAAATACACATTGGGAATCAACATTTGCTGGTAAATCATACCGGTCTAGTTGGGAGGCATTATATCAATATTTTAATAAAGATGCCGAATACGAAAAACTAAGAATCAAATATAATATTAACAATACAACAAAAATTTATATTGTTGATTTCGTAGATTATATCAACCGGCAAGTTATAGAAGTTAAACCTCGAGAGCTATGTACTGGAGAAAAATTTCAAGCCAAACTAACTGCATTGACCGCCTGGGCAGAATTAAACAAATATGCGTTGATAATAGCAGACAAAGAATGGTTTCAATTACAAAATAACAATATAGATTATACAAAATTTGATGATAGTACTGCACGAAAAATAAAAGAACTATATGAAACTAATAAAAAGAACTGAAATCCTCAAACCACTCGAAGTGTTTAATTTGCACATAGAAAACGATCACAATTACATTGTGGATGGTGCAGTGGTATCAAATTGCCACATGGCCAAGGCCGATGCACTCAAAACACTCCTGACCGGCGTAATGAGTCGTATTCCCATCCGTTGGGGATTAACAGGAACTATTCCCAAAGAACCATTCGAGTCGCAGGCCTTGAAGTGTAGTCTAGGACCAGTGATCAATCAGCTTACCGCCAGCGAATTGCAAGACCGTGGTGTGCTGGCCCAGTGTCATGTGAACATAGTACAACTGGTGGACCATGCCGAGTTTGCCAACTATCAAAGCGAACTGAAATTTTTGCTAGAAGAATCTGGACGTCTAGATGCCATGGCCAGTTTGATACGTCAGGTAAATGAAACCGGCAATACCCTGGTTCTGGTGGACCGGATCGCAGCCGGACAAGGACTTTTAGAACGTTTGGGCAACGGGGCTGTCATGGTATCGGGTGCGACCAAGGCCCAGGCCCGACAGGACGAATACGACGAAGTGGCCGATGCCACCGGCAAGATTATCGTGGCCACATACGGTGTTGCAGCCGTAGGTATCAACATACCCAGGATCTTTAATCTGGTCTTGGTCGAGCCTGGCAAGAGCTTTGTGCGGGTGATCCAGAGCATTGGTCGTGGCATCAGGAAAGCCGAAGACAAGGATCATGTTGAAATCTGGGACATAACCAGCACCTGCAAGTTTGCCAAGCGACACTTGACCAAACGCAAACAGTTTTATAAAGAGGCCAAGTACAATTTCACACAGGAGAAATTGGAGTGGAAATAAAAGGTCGTGCTGACTCGCAACATGTGCTATACTGAACATATGAAAATATTAACACTAGACCAAAACCAATCATTCGATCTTGATCATCTGCCTGAAGAAGTGGATGACATGAGATTTGCCATCCTGGACAACAGCAGTCCGTCCGATCCTGACTATCACTACATACCCTTGATCTTTCTTGAAAGTTTTACTGCTCCGGCCTTGGTACTACGCATTGGCGAAAATCGTGTGCGCATGCCCATGGACTGGCAGATCTTGATCGGTGAACCCGACCTGGGCGACCTTGAAGTGTTGCCGCTCACGGCCATCAATGATCGGGGATTCAAGGCCTTCCAGTTCAATCCTATCAGCAGTTTCAGGCCCAGTTTCCTGGACATCGAGATACTGGATGTGTATCAGGAAGTGACCTGGTATGCGCCCAAGCTGAAAAATGGCCAGATGTTGTGTGTGCCGGTTGCCGAGGGCGAACGCCCGGACTGTGTGTACTTTGTCAAGGACATCAGTCGCAACTGCGAAATAGTTGATTACAATAAAGCCTGGTAACATGGGAAATTTAAAACCTGGCGCAACCCTTATATACGAGCGTGTGGGCGATGTGGTCTATGAGCGAGAGTTCGGTGCCGATCCAGCCAAGCGGCGGGTGGTGGGTTGGGATCATGTCATGGATCCCACCTATGATCATTATGATCCCAGAACAAAGATCGACTCTGCGATAGATCGTCTGAGACAGGACCGGCTATGGGGAGAAATTCGGCGAGCCGCACAAGAAAATACCGCACTGCGAGATGTGTTGGATCAAGCCGTGGCAATATATCAATTGAGCAGGCCCAATGACAGATAAAGTCACGATTGAGATACACTCAGAAGGCGATGTATGGACCAATCGTGACAGCGTGATACAGCAATTGGGTACGGTCTCGGTTGATCAAGTGGTAATCATACATACCAGATTTGAAGGAATCAGTCTTGCAGCCTCCGGAGTGCTGGCAGTGTTGGGCGACTGGGTAGCGTCGACCGGGCGTGATCCCAGTACTGTGAAGGTCAATACTCCCAATCAGTACGAAACAATACCTTATCAGTTTGAAAATAACCCAACAGTTCCACACTTTTTCAAACCCAGCCTGCTAAAATACCACCGTGCATGTACCGCGATTGATCCTGACGCATCGTTGTTTGGACTGTTTGTTGGCAGATATACTGCCATGCGCAACACCATGGCCCGAGACATGCTCCATGGCTATTCGGATCATACTGTCATCAGCGTGATGAATACTCCTAGATTGGGAGCAACCAACTGGTGGGATCCCGAAGTGGAACAGATCGGATCTTTAGACAATTTCGATCTGATGGATCATTACAATCATGTGGCCGATATCAGCCAGAGTCTATTACAGTTCTACGATCGTTTCCAGATTGAAATTGTGTCCGAAACTGTTACTCTAGGCGATTCATTTTTTCCTACCGAAAAGACCATACGTCCTATCGTGGGATCCAAACCATTCTTGTCTTATGCCACCCGAGGTTTCTTGTCTCGGTTGCGAGATCTTGGATTCCAGACTTTTGATAAATTATGGTCTGAGCACTACGATCAACTTGAAGGTGCTGACCGCTGGCATCAGATCAAGATAGTCATAGACAGCATAATTGAGCAAGGGTACGATCGCAATCTGGCCAACAAGATAGTACAATACAACTATGCTCATCAAAAAACAATAACCAATAGTAGACATGGATAAACTCTCAATAGCCAACGAGATGGCACAATTTGACAGCAAGAATAGACAGTTCTATGACCAGCTCGCAGACGACGAGCAAAAAAAATTCAGCTCGTTTCTCATGATCAGGTGGGGCAGCACCGTGGCCGGCAGTCGGGCTCTACAAGAATTCTATCTTATTGCTACCAATCGGTTGCTGAACCGCAAATTTTCTGAAATAAGCACAGCCAAGCACAAAAAACTACAGTGGTTATTGGCCACCACAATAAGTCCAGGCATGGGCAATCAACGCCACGTCTGGATAGCGCCACGCAAGAAAACAGCCGGTGCCGGAACCATACGCAAGCAGTTGGCTGAACTGTTTCCTGACCGTCGTGATGACGAACTGGATTTATTGGCCCAGATAACCACCCAGGCCGAACTGGATATATACTTGCGCGAACTAGGACAGGAGAAGAAAAAATGATGGGATTTTTTAGACAAAAGCAGGTGGCCAAGGCACCAGCATACAAGGCCATCACGTTTGGCGGCTGGCGCTACACACCACAACCAGATATCACTGCTTATGAACTGAGCCTCCTGGCTCCAGTGTTTGGCAACATCATGCACAGACAAGATATCAAACCCTACATCGAACAAAACAACCTTGTCAGACATTTCCAAATAGACGCCCAGTGAACGTTTGTCAGTATTGCAAAAAACAATTTGTCAAGGAAACCAGCCTGGCTGTGCATGTGTGCGAGCCAAGACGCCGCAGACAGCAGCAGGATGAACCCGGAGTGAGATTGGGTTTCCAGGCCTACATCAAGTTCTACGAAATGACCCAAGGGTCGGCCCGACTCAAAAGCTACGATGATTTTGCCGACAGCCCGTATTATCGTGCCTTTGTCAAGTTTGGTCGATACTGTGTGGATACTCGGGTGATCAATCCTGAGCAGTTCATGCGATGGGTGCTCAAACAAAACAAAAAAATCGATCACTGGTGCAGCGACTCTGTGTACACTGAATATCTCAGCCAATATCTTGTGCTGGAGAATGTGAACGATGCCATGGCACGAGCCATGGAATATGGACTGGCCTGGAGCGAGCGAACTGGCTATCCAGCTCATCACTGCCTGATGCATGGCAATGCCAATACCACTGTGCATGCTATCACAGCTGGACGAGTCAGTGCCTGGATCATATACAACTGTGCCAGTGGTCAGGAGTTCCTGGGCAATCTGGATAGCAGTCAGTTGACCATGATCTGGCCCTACATTGATTCGGATACATGGATGAAACGATTTGCAGATTATCCGGCCGATCAGGCCTATGTGAAAGAAATGCTACAGAAAGCCGGTTGGTGATGAGCGCAGATATTGACATTGACCTAGCAGATAGAGATCAATTATTACAGTTGATCCAGGCAACACCAGCACGTCAAATGCATCAAGGTCAAGTGCGTAGACATAATAGCGGTGTGTATGTCACAGACATACCTCGTGATCCGATTAATCAGTGTGCGGCCATAGACTATGCGACAGCAGAATCGCGTGGTTATTTCAAGATCGATCTGCTGAATATGACTGTGTATCAACTGTTGAAAGATCAGGCACACTACGACAGCATGTTGTCGCTAGAACCCAATTGGTCTCGCTTGTGGCGTGATCCTGAATGGGCTGGCCAATTGGTGCATGTGGGTAACTATACCGCGTTGCTGGAGCACATGAGACCCGATTCGATACCCCGTATGGCTGCTTTTATTAGTATTATTAGACCGGGTAAAGCGCATTTACAGAATCAGCCCTGGGATCGAGTGTTTGAGTCAGTATGGGACGGTGATGATTCCAAGGGATTTGTATTCAAACGTAGCCACGCAATTTCTTATAGTGCGTTGGTTGCCCTGCATATGAATATCCTTTCAGAAAAATAACGCAATGGCTTTTTTTAAATAAATACTCGTATGGAGGTTTATATGGGAAGACCCAAAGGTAGTTTAAGCAAAATATCAAAAATACAATATCCACGCAAATGCAATCATTGCGAGTATATGTCAAACACTCCGCAGATGTATTTTTATCACAAACAAACACACGAGCCAATACCTGCTAATACGTATTGCCATTTTGGTTGCGGCAATGTTGCGTTAGTTAAAAACACAGGAGGAAAATATACTTGTTTTAAAAAATGGTCTAATTGCCCTGAATATATCAACCAATTGTCATCAAGAACAAAGAACAGTTGGAAAGATGCAGATAACCGAAAAGAAAAAACCAGAGAAACTTTTTTACAACATTGTTGTGGTCAACCAGGTCCGCTTGCTAAAATGAAAAAAACTAAAAGAAAAAAATCTGGATTACTTACGCCGTTGATTGCAAAAGATTATCGTCACTATGCAAGAGCTATACGAAAAAAAGCACAACACTGGGCAAAGGAGCAAGGATATGTATTAGGACAACAAACATATCATGTTGATCATAAGTTTAGTATTCTGGATGCATGGCACGCTGATTTAGCAGAAGCAATCGTAAATCATCCATCAAACTTACAAATTTTAGATGCAAAATTAAATAGCGGAAAAGGATCAAAGAGTAGTATCACCCTTGAAGAATTATTGTACAATATCAGTCAAGCCGACGCACCAGCGTGATGCTTTTACGTTTGGTTTTTTTGCGTGCTATTTCGGCCAGACTGCATACAGGACCGTGTAGCACTGTAAGATCTTTGTTGATGAATGTTCTTAGACTGGGGCGGAACGGCTCCCATTCGGTCTTGAGGAATATGTTGATGGGAACACTTCGGTTGCTTTCCCACCACCATACATTGGCCAGTTCTAAAAATTTCTTTTTTTGTTCTAGATCCTGTATGGCACCAAAGTCATATATGGTGGTCACGACATCGTCTTGATTTTGTATGATGCCCACATACTCGTTGGTGGCATACACGCACAAAGTTATAAAAGGGTATTTTTCGGCCAGCTGCGCAAAGATGTCGTTACCCATAAATATCGTATAAATCTATCATGAGATATTTACCAAATTGCAACCATACCCAAATCATTGCCAACCCACCACTGATAAATAACATGCATGTACTCAACACAACTATATCTTTATCAGCAGATCACCCAGGTCGTGTGCTTGGACGACTCCGACAGTGCTGCATTTTCCTACAGGTATAATCCAGTGTACGCCAAGGTCCTGACCATAAACAAAGGTGTTGACAATGTGCTGTTGTTTGAGTTCATCAACCAAAACGAAAAACCGGTCAACATAACCGGTAGCACATTTATTTTTCGCGTGATCAATACCCAAGGCGACACTGTGTTGATCGAACAGCCTTTGGTTACATTGAATGCAGCCACCGGCCGTGCCAAGGTCACCCTGTCGGCTTCGGACCTACTGGAAGTGTTGGCACAGCCTGCATACTACAGCCTGACTCGCACCAGTGGCAATCTCACTGAACCGGTTTTTGTTGATGCACAATCAGGCGGTCGTGCACCATTGACTATTGCGGATTCGGTGTTGCCACAGTATACTCCCAGCCGTCCGCTTACCATACCCACTACCAAGATTTCTGCACAAGGCAGTCCAGACGGCACCAGCGTGGCCAATGCTTCTTACAACGACTGGTACTGGAACGGTAACCCCAATGGCGCCAACTACTGGAACAGTTTTGCCATAACCGAATTTTACAGCAGTTTTGTCAAGCCCACACAGGCCATAACCACGGTACAGATGACTTTGGATCACTATACCGGCACTATCAAGGCCCAGGCAGCACAGGACTACGAAGCAGTGCCGTTTAATGTGACTGAAAGTGTCACCTATCTCAACTATACCGGAACCATCTACCATAACATCGTAGGCTGGTATCCGCTGGTACGCATGTGTTTTAACAACAGCATATTTGCTGTGCCCAACGGGCAAGGCGTCCCAGCCAACGCCTATGCCTACTGTGTAAACGGTCAGGTTGAAAGCATCACGATCCAAAATGCCGGTCGCGGCTACCTGGCTCCGCCCAAGATCAACATCATTGGTGAAGGATCGGGTGCCCAAGCCGAAGCCACCATAGATGACACTGGTGCGATTGCATCAATCACGGTGACCAATCCGGGATCAGGCTATTGGTTGGTGCCCAATGCTGGTATCAACACTCCGTATTATCCGGTGGCACCCAACAATCAAGGTGCCATGGTCATAATCAGCACCGGATATGTGGTGGACCTTTTCTATAGATAACTGTGACAAAACATGCTATAATACAGCATGATCGATGTGACTGCCTATCTGCCCGGAAGAATCAAACGCAACAGCTCGGGCTGGATCAACTTCGACGCTCCCTGTTGTATCCATAATGGTACATCGGCTGACCACAGGAAACGTGGTGGCCTCAAAGTCCAAGAATCTGATTGGATCTATCATTGTTTCAATTGCGGATTTAGCACCAGCTTTACTCTAGGTCGCACCCTGACTGTGCGAGCACGTCGCGTGCTGGGGTGGCTCAATGTACCTGCGGAAGAAATTGAGCGCATGAATCTAGAAAGTCTACAGCATAGGGGTGCACTGGGTATCTTGGATGATCGACGCAACATGATGCAACAGCTCAGCAATATCAGATTTGACGAACATTATCTACCGAATCCAACGCAACCCCTTGCTGAGGAGGCTGCTACATATCTGACCCGGCGTGCGATTCCATTGGATTATCCGTTCCTGAGTACCGGTATTGGACGACCTGGCATCATAGTACCGTTCACTCATGATCAAACAGTGGTGGGTCACTCAGTGAGATTCTTGGACAGCAGGATGCCCAAATATATACAACGCACGCAACCGGGCTATGTATTTGGCACAGATCTACAACGCGATGCCTGGCACACAGCCATCGTTGTGGAAGGTGTGTTTGATGCACTCAGCATCGATGGCCTAGCAGTTTTGCATGCCGAAATCAATGATGCACAAGTGCGTTTGATACGCAGTCTGGAACGCGACGTGATCGTGGTACCTGATCAAGACCTAGCTGGTATGAGTCTGGTGGATCGTGCAGTAGAACTGAACTGGGCTGTCAGCATGCCCGAATGGCCCGCCGGAATCAAGGATGTGAATGATGCAGTAATCTGCATGGGGCGAGTGGCTACCTTGCTAACTATCATGCAGTCCCGAGAGCACAATCGAGTCAAAATAGAACTAAGGAAACGACAAATTGTTAAAAGATTACGATAAACTTTGGGTATTTGGTGACAGCTATGCCACTACAAATTTTTGCGTAGACGCCAAAGATTCTTTCTGGGGATTAACAGCTAATCTACTGTCGACGAACACAATTTTTAATTATGCCTGGCCAGGAAATAGTTTTGATAGTGTAGTTCATGTCATGATCAGTGAGCAGAATTCATATGATTGGAAAAAAGATTTTTTCCTGATTGGAGTTCCGCCATTGCCCCGACTAACTGTAGTCAGTAAAGATGATAAAAAAACAACAATCGGCCATAAGATTGACCCTATTTCTTGGCAAGACGATGCATTCAATGTTTTGTGTCATCACGGTATGGAAAATATTTCAAGTCATGTAGATAAAAAATTTGCTATACATGAAGACAGCACATGGACCCAAACTCAAGCTATGCGTAATATTTTTTTATTAAATACCTGGTTAGATTCAAAAAATGCCAACTACTTAATATTGAATTTGTCTGTGGATTTTTATCAAGATAATTCATCTGTTGGAGATTTTTTATTAACACATTGTTTATCTCATTCACGCAACATATTGTTCCAGGATGGATACTATTCTATTAATTTAAATGTCAATGAGCCAGCAGATTTTAAACAACACGGATGGATGGGCCATCATGGACCTCGGGGTAATAGGCATTATTTTGAAAAATCAATCATACCAGCATTAGAAAGAAATAAATTAATTTAAAGGAATCGCATGCTTAAAGATTACGGACTTGAAGTCCAACGCCTGTTCCTAGAAATGATGTTGCAAGACGCAGAAAGATATGTGCGTGTGCAAAACATCTACAATCCGGAAAACTTTGATAGAAGCCTAAGATCAGCAGCCCAGTTCATCGCCGACCACAGCGACCAACACAAAACCTTGCCCACAGTGGCACAGATTTCGGCCAGTACCGGAATCGTGCTAGAACACTTGCCTGACCTCAACGAAGGGCATTTTGAATGGTTCATGGCCGAGTTTGAGCAGTTTACTAGACGCCAAGAACTGGAACGTGCGATCTTGAAAAGCGCCGATCTCCTGGAAAAAGGCGAGTACGATCCGGTAGAAAAACTGATCAAGGACGCGGTACAGATCAGTTTGACCAAGGACATGGGCACAGACTACTGGGCCGATCCCAGAGCCAGGATTGATCGATACTTTAATTCAGGTGGACAAGTCAGCACAGGCTGGCCGCAGATGGATCGTATCTTGTACGGTGGATTCAGCAGAGGTGAACTCAATATATTTGCTGGTGGATCGGGATCAGGCAAGAGTCTTGTCATGATGAACATAGCCTTGAGCTGGTTGCAGATGGGACTGAGTGGTGTGTATGTGAGTCTAGAATTGAGCGAAGAACTGTGTGCGCTCAGGACCGATGCCATGCTGGCTGGCATGAGCACCAAGGAGATCCGCAAGGACATTGACCAAACCGAACTCAAGGTCAAGCTGGTCAGTAAAAAAGCCGGACAGTATAGAATCAAGGCCTTGCCGGCACAGAGCAACATCAACGATATCCGCAGTTATATCAAAGAAGTGCAGGTGCAGACTGGCATACGTGTGGACTTTGTCATGGTTGACTACCTGGATCTCTTGATGCCGGTCAGTGCCAAAGTCAGCCCCAATGACCTATTTGTCAAAGACAAGTATGTGAGTGAGGAATTGCGTAACCTGGCCAAGGAACTCAATGTGCTGTTTGTGACAGCAAGTCAGTTGAATAGATCGGCCGTGGAAGAAGTGGAATTCGATCACAGTCATATATCGGGTGGTATCAGTAAAATCAACACAGCTGACAATGTGTTTGGTATCTTTACCAGTCGAGCCATGCGTGAACGTGGCAAGTATCAGATACAATGCATGAAATCTCGTAGCAGTACTGGTGTGGGCATGAAGATTGACCTAGACTACAACATTGAAACCATGCGTATCACAGACCCTGGCGAGGAAGAACAAAATAGTTTCAAACGTCCGGGTGGCAACCTCATGGACAGTATCCGTGCCAAGAGTACAGTGACTGCCGCAGATGTGCCGTTTGAACCAGACAGCGCAGTTGGCGCAGTGGATATACAAAGTGCCAAACTCAAACAATTACTGGGCAAGATCAAGACTGGTTGATTGGGACTCGATTGATCAGTGATCCATAAATAATAAAAAGATCCTGGACCCCATATGCAAAAGAAAACTCGTAGTATCCTGGAAGAACTAGAAAATCTCTATGCCGAGCGAGACAGCCGTCACGTGATCGAAAATCGTGCTGCCAACGTGATTGCCAGCGCCATACGCTTGCTGGAACAGATTGATTCCAGCTATACCAGCGAGCAGGCCGAAAATCTACAACGCAAGTTGATCAATGCCATACGATTGAGAGATCCAGCCAAGTTCACCAGAACCGTGAGACGCACCGATGCAAATTCATGAACTGACTCTATCGCGCAAGCCGCAACTGAATGAAATCTTTGGCTTGGGCAAAAGCAAACAAGACAAAATAAATGCCCAGGCGGCCAAGTACGCCGGCAAATTACAAAAAAAAGTCAGCCAAAATGCAGGAACCACAGCACCATTGCAGACCGATGCCACACGCATGGCACAGGCCTCGGCCAAATTCCACGCCAATCCGGCTGCCCAACAATGGGTCAATAATGCTGTGGCCAAGTGGCCATCCGCAGCTGCAACTATAAAAGCCCAGGCACAACCCACAACAACCAACGCACCTGTGGCTTCGGCTTCCACTGCTGGCTCGGCTCCGGTCAGTATAGGTGGACAAACGCTGGATCCCAACAATCCGGCCCACGCACAGATACTGAGTCAGATGAAAAAACAGGGTATTTCAGAAGCCGCTGCCGGAGACAATTATGCCACACTGTTCCGCACCTGGGCCAATCAACAGCTCAGAACTGTCACACTGGATGCGCTAGAGCAGAATGCTGAGGTCAAAAACAAGCTAGAGTCGCTGATAACCCAGATCGAAGCCACGCAGAACAATTTGCCAGCCCAGACCAAATTGGTGGCTGAGTTTTTGAGTACGGCCGTGATCGCCAACCATGTGGTTCAGGACCAGGCTCGTCAAGGACAATACAGTCCACAGACCCGTGCTGATGCCAACACCGAGTCTTCTATCAAACTGGATCCCATACAACAACTCAATCTCAAACGACAGGCACGAGCCGCCGGAATTACCCAGGCCAGAACGACCGGCAATACCGACTTGGACGATTTCCTTCGACAAAACATGGGCATACGGATCACAGGATGAATATATTCGAAGGTGGCAACGTATTCAAAGATGCAGACGGTCGTGCGCTCACACAGCGTATCAATCAGGCCGATGTTGATCCGACAGTCAATTGGCTGGAGCAGTTGACTGGTCTTGATCTACACGGCGACTTGGATCCTGACACAGCCGATTCGCAACACCCCGAAGGATATCCAGAAAAATGGTTGGGCACCACTGGCAAAAAACCCACATCGGGCGACCTAGATCTTGATTCAAGTGACACAACCAAAGATGCCTTACAACAGCGATTGACCCAATGG